AAAGAGTTGATATGTTTGATGATGAAAGCGTTGTTATTACTCAAACAATAAAGAACGTAAAAGATGTTGGTAAAATATTTACTGACTTTACAAGAACGTTTAATTTACCTGCGAGTAAGACAAACAACAAAATTTTTAAACACTATTATAATTACCATATACAAAATGGGTTTGATGCAAGAACAAGAAAACCTGCAAACATAGAATTAAACACTTTACCTTTTACGGATGGTAGAGTAAAATTAGAAGGAGTTGATTTAAAAGATAATAAACCTCATACATATAAGATTACATTCTTTGGTAGTACTGTTACCTTAACAGATTTAGTTGGAGATGATACACTATCTATATTAAGTAGTTTAACATCTTTAAACAAGTTGTATGATGCAACAAATATAAAAGCATCTTTACAAGCAGACCCAACTACAAATGATATAATTGCACCTTTAATTACACATACGCAAAGATTAATATATAATTCTCATAATTCAGCAAATACATCTGGAAATATAGCTTATAATAACGGACACGTTCACGGAGTTTTATATTCAGAATTAAAATATGCAATTAGATTACACACTATTGTTGAAGCAATAGAAACACAATACGGAATAACATTTAGCAATGATTTCTTTGTAAATACAAATGCACCGTATTATAATTTATTTATGTGGTTGCATAGAAAAAAAGGAGATGTAGAAAATTTAAGTAATGAGAACCAATCTATTGTAAATGGTTTTACACCAGAAGCAAACAACACTACAACACAAACTCATTTAAAAAGTAACACTACTTTAGAAATATATGGCGACCCACAAAGGTATGACAATATTACTGAATTAAGATTTGTTACATCAAGTACTGTTACTTATAGTATTTCTTTACAAAAAGATGGTGTAGAAGTTGTAAGATTTAATGATGTAGTTGGGAATCAAGAAATAGACCAATTTACATTTGATGGAGATTACACTATATATATTGAATCTTCTGCTGATATAACTTTTACTAAAATAGAATGGTACATTTCTTATGAGCAAAATGTAAAAACCTATTCAACTGGTAGTTATTTACATTCAGACGCTTTTACTTTTGATATTACTCAACAGATTCCAGAGATAAAAGTAATTGACTTTTTAAGTGGGTTGTTTAAAATGTTTAACTTAACCGCTTTTGTTGATGATATTACAAATGAGATTGTTGTAAAAGATTTAGATAGTTTTTATAGTGGTGGTGGTTCTTATGATGTAACTAAATACGTTGATGTAAGTAAAAGTCAAGTAAATATTGCTTTACCATATAGAGAAATAAATTTCCAACACGAAGATACTAAAACCTTTTTAGCTTCTATACATAGTCAAAAGTTTGGTAAAACTTGGGGAAAATCTGAATACACTAATTCAGAAAAATTAGATGGTACTATATATGATATTAAAACACCTTTTTCACAAATGAAGTATGAAAGGTTGGTTGATGAAAATGCTTCTGGAATAGGTGTAACAACTGCTCAAGTAGGTTGGTTTGTTGATGATAACCAAGAATCTTATTTTGGTAAACCTTTAATATTTTATCCTATAAGACAGACAAGTGCTAATGGTATTGCTTTTTTAAATTCTCCAACAAGTCAAGAACAATTAACAACTTATAATATTCCATCAAATAGCGTTGCTTTAACAACATCTGCAAGTACTTATAATATTAATTTCTATGAAGAAGTTAATGAATACACAAGAGAAACTGGTTTTACAAATACGTTATTCCAAGCATATTACAGTAATTATATAACAAGCGTATTTAACCCTACAAACAGAATAACAAAAGTAAGTGCTTATTTACCTTTAAGAATATTACTTAATTATACGTTAGCAGATAGGTTTGTAATAAGTGGAAACAGTTACAAGATAAACTCAATAAAAACTAATTTAAAAAATGGTAAATCTGATATAGAATTACTTAACGATTTATGATAGAAAATATATTAGAATTATTAAAACACGCAAACGGAGAAACCGAGAATATACGTATTGCACAAGGTAAAAATAAATTACCTATTAGTTTAAAGGATGGATATAAGGCACTAAAACAAGAGATAAAATGGCAGAAAAAGTAACGATTGAATTAGAAGCTAAAACTGGTAAAGCAGAAAATAATATAAATGATGTTGTTGATTCAATAAAAGATTTAAACAAGTCGTTTGTAGAAGCAAATGAATCAAATAAAAAATCTTTAAAAAGTTTAACTAAAGGTACAAAGGTTTTAGCTAAAGGTTTTAAAGGTGTTGGACTTGCTATGAAAGCAACTGGATTTGCTATTATTATGAAAGTAGTAGACAAGGTTTCCGAAGCATTAATGAGAAACCAACAAGTGGCTGATACTGTTGAAACTGTATTTACTGCAATAGGAATTGTTTTTAAACAAATTACAGATGTATTAATAGATGTATTTAAAAGTGTTTCAGATGCTACTAATGGTTTTGATGCGTTACAAAAAGTTTTAGGTGGTGCATTATCTATTTCTATAAACCTTGTTGTAGGTGCTATTCAAGGAATGATGCTTGGTGTTAAGAAAGCACAATTAGCTTGGGAAGAATCATTTTTAGGAGATGGCGACCCAGATACAATAAAGAGATTAAATTTAGAGATTGAAGAAGTTGGAAATAAGTTAGATGAAACTGGTAATAGAATTAAAAAAGCTGGTTCAGATATAGCAGATAATTTTGTTGAAGCAGTTGGAGAAGTTGGTTCTTTAGCAGAGGGTGTTGCGGTAGGTGTTTCAGACGCTATTGATAAAATAGATGTTAAATCTGCTTTAAGTCAAGCAAAAAGAGTTGTTCAAAATAAAAAGAATTATGGTTTATTAGAATCACAAAGCCAAAGATTAATAGAACAATATGATTTAGAAGCAGAAACTCAAAGACAAATAAGAGATGATGACAGAAAAACTGTTGAAGAAAGAATAAAGGCAAACGACGAGTTACTTAATGTTTTAAATAAACAAGCGAGTGAGGAAAAGAAAGCTATTGATGCTCGTATTAGTGCTTTAAATGAACAAGTAAGATTAGAGGGAGAAAGTAATGAATTAACAAAAGAACTTTTTGACTTAAATACAGAACTTATAGCTATTGATGCAAAGGTAGCGGGTTTTAAATCTGAACAATTAGTTAATCAAGCAGGTTTACAAAAAGAGATTTTAGAAATAACAAACTCACAAAAAATTGCAGATGCAGAATTAAATGCTAATAAGAATCAATTCGAAGCAGAACAAATAGAAAATGACCTCGCAAGATTAGAAAGACAAAAGCTATTAAATGAAGAAGAAACAAAATCAGAAGAAAAAAGATTAACAGAAAAAAGAAGTTTATATAAAAAGGGAACTATTGCATTTCAAGAAGCACAAAATGAATTAGATGCGTTTCAACAAGCGAGTGGTCAAAAACAAATTATTATAGATAAACAGATTGCAAAAGAAAAAGAACAAACTGTATTTAATACTTTAGGAGCAATCGCAGGATTATTAGGTAGTAATAGTAAGTTTGGTAAAGCATTGGCGATTACACAAGCAATAAGAGATACTTATACTGGTGCGAATAAAGCACTTGCACAAGGTGGTATTTTTGGTTTTATTGGAGCAGCAGGAGTTATAGCAGCAGGATTTGCAAACGTTAAACAAATAACTGCATCCAAAGACCCTGCAAAGCCGTCATTTGCAACTGGAGGTGGAGGAGTTTCAGCAAGTACACCATCAACGACACCATCAATCCCACCAGTACCATCATTACCTCCTGCTTTTAACGTAGTTGGTGCAAGTGGTACAAATCAATTAGCTACTGCAATCGGTGGGCAAACACAACAACCTATTCAAGCGTTTGTAGTTTCTAACGATGTAACAACTGCACAAGAGATGGATAGAAATATTATAGATGGAGCGTCTATTGGATAAAAGACAAAATAAAAAAAATATAACTATATATAAATATGAATATAATTGAGTTAATATTAGATGAGGAAAATAATGAAATAGGAATTGAAGCGATTAGCGTTGTAGAGAATCCTGCTATTGAAGAAGATTTTATTGCCTTAAATAGTAACATTATAGAATTAGCAGAAGCAGATAAAGAAAAGAAATTACTTGTAGGTGCTTTATTAATACCAAACAAACCTATATACAGAAGAAGTGGAGATGAGGAGTATTATATATACTTTTCAAAAGATACTGTTGTTAAGGCATCTCAAATGTATTTAATGAATGGTAATCAAAGTAAAGCTACTTTAGAACACGACCACGAAATTAATGGACTTACACTTGTAGAAAGTTGGATAGTTGAAGATGAGGTACACGACAAATCAAGAAAGTTCGGTATGAATGTACCAGTAGGAACTTGGATGGGTTCTATTAAGGTAAACAATGATGAGGTTTGGAATGACTTTGTAAAGACAGGAAAGGTAAAAGGTTTCAGTATAGAGGGTTACTTTGCGGATAAAATGGAAAGACCTAATGAACCAATTAAAGAGGAAGTAGAAGCTGAACAATTATTATCTAAACTTAAAGAAATTTTAAGCAATGAGAAAAAATAACAATACAACTCCAAGTAGTACAAGTCCAAGAGCAAGTAAAAGAGGTTGTTTGTGTAAGAACAATACATACTCTAAAAAGTGTTGTGATGGTAGCTTACAAGCACAAGGTATAGGTAAAACCTCAACGACAGTATAAACGAAAATACAAATTAATTTTTTTAATACTATATATTTATATGAAACCAAGTGAAATGTTAAATCAAGTAAAAACTCTTTTAGGAGTGGAAGTAAAACTTGAGCAAATGAAATTAGAAAACGGAACTGTTTTAGAAGCAGATAAATTTGAGGGCGGTAATGAAATCTTTATTGTAACAGAAGATGAAAGAGTTGCTTTACCAGTTGGAGAATACGTTTTAGAAGATGGTCAAACTTTAGTAATCGAAGAAGAGGGTATCATTAAAGAAATGAAATCTGAAAACGAAGAAGCTAAAGAAGAAGAAGTGGAAGCTGAAATAGAAGTGGAAGCAGAAGAAAAAGAAGAAATGGGTTATGCTACTAAAGAGGAACTTGCAGAGGTTAAATCTATGATTGATGAAATTAAAGCAATGTTAGAACCTAAAGAAGAAATGAGTGAAGAACCTAAAGAAGAAGTAAAAGAGGAAGTAGAACTTTCAGAAGTTGCTCAAGAGGTTGTAAACGAAATTCCAGAAGAAGTAAAACAAGAATTATCTGAACCTGCTGCTGAACCAATTAACACAAACGCAGAGGTTTCTAAAACACAAGTAAAATTCAATATTGCATCTAAAAGAAAGATGTCTACATTGGATAGAGTAATGAGTAAAATAAATAAACTTTAATAACAAATAAATTAAATAAAAATGAGTGTATCTTTAACATCAACTTATGCAGGGGAATTTAGTGGTAAGTATATCGCTGCTGCATTATTATCTGCATCAACTTTAGATAGTGGTGCTATTTCAATTCTACCAAACGTAAAGTTCAAATCTGTTATTCAAAAGGGTGCAACTGATGACATCGTAAAAGATGCTTCTTGCGACTTTGTAACTAATCAAGGAACTTTAACTTTAACAGAAGCTATTTTAACTCCAGACGAGTTTCAAGTAAACCTACAATTATGTAAGAAAGATTTACATAACTCTTGGGAAGCTGAACAAATGGGTTATTCTGCTCACGATAATTTAGCACCATCATTTGCTGAATTTGTAATTGCTCACGTTGCTTCTAAAGTAGCTGACAAGACAGAGAAAAACATTTGGAGTGGAGCAACTGCAAATAGTGGAGAATTTGACGGATTTACTGCAAAATTAACTGCTGATGCAACTGTTGTAGATGTAACTGGAACTACTGTAAACGCAGGAAACGTAATTGCTGAATTAGGAAAAGTTGTAGATGCTATCCCAACTGCTGTTTACGGACAAGAAGATTTAACTCTTTATGTTTCTTCAAACGTAGCAAGAGCATACATTAGAGCATTAGGTGGATTTGCAAGTGGTATCGGAGCAAATGGTTCTGATAACAAAGGAACTCAATGGTTCAACGGAGGAGAATTATCTTTCGATGGTATCAACATCTTTGTTGCAAAAGGATTAGGAGACAACACTATGGTTGCTGCACAAAAATCAAACTTATATTTCGGAACTGGTATTTTAAACGACCAAAACGAAGTGAAAGTAATTGATATGAGCGACATCGATGGTTCTCAAAACGTAAGAGTAATAATGAGGTTTACAGCAGGAGTACAACACGTATTCGGTTCTGACATCGTTCTTTATTCATAATAATTAATTAATCAATATTTAAAGGGGTGGGTATGCTTAATGCACATCTACCCTTTTTTATTTAAAACCAATAAAAAAATATGGCTTGTTCATTAACAACTGGGCGAAAAGTACCCTGTAAATCAGCAGTAGGTGGGATTCAAACTATTTACTTTGCAGATTATGGAACTTTAGGTGCTCCAGTAATAGTAGCAGGAGAAGTTACCGACTTTCCTGCAAACCCAACTTGGTTTCAATTTGATGTAAAAGGTGCATCATCTTTAGAAACTGCAATCAACTCATCAAGAGAAAACGGAACTACTTTTTATGAAAGTACCTTGACAATGGCTTTAACTTTTCAAGAAAAAGCAACTCAAGAAGAATTAAAATTAATTGCACACGGTAGACCTCACGTAGTTGTAAAAGATTACAATGGAAACTATTTTGTTGTAGGTATGGAACACGGAGCAGAGGTAACTGGTGGTTCTATCACTACTGGAGCAGCTATGGGAGATGCAAGTGGATATAATTTAACTATTGTAGCACAAGAAACTGCACCACCTTACTTTGTAGAGCCTGCTGTGGTAACTACTGATGCATCTGCGGTTCAGATTGACCCAACTGCATAATTAAATTTTTACTTTATATTAAAGGGGTATCTTAACGGATACCCTTTTTTTTAT